ATGTACAGGTTCATTGAAATTTCTTCCTACAATATAAGAAGACACGCCCTGCCAGCACGGCAGAGCGTGTCTTTTCGTCGTATGGTAAAGAACCGGATAGCGGATTATAGAACTTTTTCGCCCATGGTTTCTTCGCAAATCCTGATAGTATCATTTAACAATGTAATGGAGATTATGGGAACCCACTATTCCGAAAAAGAAGCAGCTGGCAAGGCGGTCATCAACGCCTGCACCACACTTCAAGGTTCTGATTCTGTTCCGCTGGGGCAGTACCGGGGCTTTTCTATGTCCCTCCAGTACGATGCCGCCCACACAGACTATAAGCTGACCATGAAGGGGGCCATGTCCCACACCATCAGCCTGGGTGCGGACATTTTCGGCAACATCACCCGCATGGACAATCTGGTGGACGGCGTGGCAAAAGAGCTGGAACGATACCGGACAGCGTTGCAGGACACCCACACCCAGCTTGCCAATGCAAAAGCAGAAATGGAAACGCCCTTCGCCAAAGAAGCGGAACTGGCTGAAAAATCCGCACGGCTGAAAGAACTGAATATCCTGCTGAATATGGATCAGAAGGATACTGCACTGCTGGATGAAGCGCCGGAGAAAGAATCCCATGACGGAAGAAAAACTCATTGTATTGAACGATGAATTGATAAAGAAATCTGCTATGGATTTTAAGGCTTAGCTGCTTCGTTTATCGCCGGAAAACAAGCGGCACTTTTACTTTGAAATGTACCGCTTGCTTTTTCGGCCCCGAGGCAATAATACAGTAATTATATAAAAAATTAAATTGACAAAGGAAGTGCATAATTGTATAATAGTATCATATGATACCAACACTACAGGAGGATGTATGGCAACGTTCGCTGAAATCAACTCCTTTTTAGCCCAAGCTAAAGCAGCATTGGCATCTAATAATTACAAGATATTAGATAAAAGATGGAAGTATACGTCCACTTTGGCGCAGCTGAGCTTAATTGAACAGGATGTATTAGACGATCTATTGAATCTATCAGTTAATGAAAACTGGGTTAAAGAACCAGATAACAATCCTGTTTATCCAGGCGATGTCTGGCAGTGCAAAAAAATGTTACACAATCAATGTATCTATATAAAACTTAAGATTCAATCATCACCACAGGGTCAATTATTAGTTATGAGCTATCATATAGATGGTATGTAACATCTAAAAATTTAAGGAGAATTATCATGGAGGAACTGTTTTATTGTTGTGAATGTCAATCGTTGTGTAATACAACAATAATCGACAAAAAACAGACATTAACAATAAAAGGTCGAGAAATCACATTGATGGCACCTGTCAGAGAGTGTACTACTTGTGGCGAAGAAATCCTTGATGAAGAAATGGACATGGCAACGCTAAGGCGCTTCTATAATGAATATAGAAAACTAGAAAATCTACTCTTACCGGACGAGATAAGAGCTATCAGGCAAAAATACAATTTGTCTCAATCTTCATTTGCAAAACTTTTAGGATTTGGTGAAAAAACTATCACAAGATACGAAAATGGAGCAATCCAGGATGTTTGCCATGATAATATGATTAGGCTTATGGAGTCGATTGATTCATTTTCTTTAATTTGGAAGGAACGGAAAGGTTGTCTTTCACAAAGAGAACAGATTGAAATCGATTCTAGGCTAAACGCATATTATAAGGCACGAATCCACTCAACATATAAGGCTTCCTCAAAATATTATTCGACTTTGCCAAATTTGTTTCTTATTCAAGGAGATTTTTCTGATGCAGGCTAAAAGCTGTTTATCTCTGAAGAACTATGTTGTGAAAACGATGATGTTCTCACTAAATGAAAGTTTTAATTTTAATTCAACTGCAACCATCTCTCTATCTCCAGAGTTTACTCGTAATATAACTAAAATTGATAATGATAATGTTGCAGTTAATTTGATTTTTCGCATTGACAACAAAAAGGGAGATATGCCCTTTTCAATGGAGGTAAATATTGAGGGTATGTTTTATCTCGAGAACTGGGAACAGCCAGATTTATTCCCACTAATCCGCTCAAATTCAGTAGCAATCTTATTTCCTTATTTGCGAACGCTTGTTTCTATGATTACTGCTAACGCAAATATTGCACCATATGTATTGCCCGTAATGAATATTTCCGCAATGTTTGAGTAAATCCACACGCTAATATTCCAATAAAAGTTGAAATGCAAGTACCGACAAAGTTTTAGAACTTGATGGTACTTGCATTCTCTATGTTGGGAAATACTGCATTGTTACCAACATAAAACCTAGGTCGAGAAGATAATGTACAATAAAGATATCAAAATGTCATCTGCGGGTATAGCGGGCAGATTCCACCCAACTCAAAAGCCGGAAGAATTATACCGATGGATATACGCCCACTACACGAAGCCGGGGTTCAAGATTCTGGATACTCATCTTGGCAGCGGCAGCTCCCGGCGGGCGGCGTATGATTTCGATCTGGATTTTGTTGGAACGGAAATTGACAAGGAATATTTTGAGAAGCAGGAAGCCGCGTGGACAGAATATACAGCACAGCAGCGGATTACCCTGTGACGGGAACGGGGCGGTAATGTGGAGTACAGGGACGGCAGGAAGTATTGCGTCGGGTGCCGGTATTTCTTCGGATACTACAAAGGCAGCCGGTGCTGCAATTACATATTCGTCAGCGGGGAAAAGCGGCCTTGCCCGCCTGGGAAGAATTGCACAGAAAGGAGGGCGAAAACGAAAAACAGGAGACGGAATTTAATATTATAGCTTTATCCCTGTATAGTATATATTAAATATATAATCTTAATATCTTGTGTGTATTGTGTATATCTATACAGGGATTTAATAAGATACACAAGGAGGAACGGAATGAACTGGAAGTATGAGGCCATTGAGAAGCTAAAGGAGTACAGCGCGAAGAAACAGTCCCTGAAAAGCATTCCCGAAGAAATGGCGCGGCTGGAATCCGCTATGCAGAGCATCCGAAGTGCCACGACTGACGGTACGCCGGTAAGCGGCGGTGGCTCCGGCCGGGAGGACATGATGCTGTCGAATATCGTTCACCGCGAGGAATTGGCGCGGTCGCTGGAACAGGCGAGAAAATGGGTGTCGCTTGTGGATTCCGGGCTTGAAGTCCTTACAGACGATGAGCGGAAGGTGCTGGATAGATTCTACATAAAGCCCGCGAGGGGAAATGTGGACAGGCTGTGCGAAGAATTTGGGATTGAAAAATCTCAGGTTTATGCGCGAAAGGATTCGGCGCTTCACCATTTTACAATTTGCCTGTACGGATGCGCAGAAATTTGAAAAACCGGAAAAAAACCGGAAGATTTTTCAGTTTGAATGTGCTATACTGGTAAAAAAGGAAAAGCGCAAGAGGCTTGGGATTGTTCCTGAGCCTCTTTTTGCATGGCGCGGCAGACAGCGAGTCGGGTACCCTCTCCCCAACAGAAGGCCGTTTGAATCGGCCTCGCGCCTTTATAAAATATCAAAATGAAGGGTGGCGTTGAGATATGAATATCATTCAGAAAAAGCTCAGCGAAATTGTTCCGTATGCAAAGAACGCCAAGAAGCACGATAAAAAGCAGATTGCCAATGTGGCAGAGAGCATCAAGCAGTACGGGTTCGTGCAGCCGATTGTGATTGACCGTGACGGCGTGATCGTAATCGGCCACTGCCGCGCTATGGCAGCAAAGAAGCTGGGCATGGAAGAAGTGCCGTGTGTCTGCGTGGACGATCTGATACCGGAGCAGGTAAACGCCCTTCGTCTGGTGGATAACAAGAGCAACGAGAGCGACTGGGACTTTGACCTGCTGAAAGGTGAACTGCCGGAGTTGGATTTGTCGGCGTTTGATTTTGACTTTTCTTTCCCGGAGCTGGACGAATCCGAAATTGAAGAAATGACCAACGAGCAAAGAGAGCAGGAGTTCCGGGAAAGGATGGAGCGTGGAGAGCTTTCAGACGATGATGAGGACTACCAAGCTTTCCTTGAAAAGTTCGAGGCGAAGAAAACAACGGACGATTGCTACACGCCGGATAACATCTACGACGCAGTAAGAGATTGGGTGGCCGAGAAGTACGAAATTGGCAATGCCGCGATTGTGCGCCCGTTTTATCCGGGCGGAGATTATAAAAGCGAGAAATACCCTTCCGGGTGTGTTGTGATAGACAATCCGCCTTTTTCCATTATTTCAGAAATCTGCGAGTGGTACACAAGCAAGAGAATCAACTTCTTTCTTTTCGCTCCAACGCTTACACTCCTCGGAATTATGCGCGGTTCGGCAAACTATGTGGCGTGCGGGTGCGGAGTTGTGTATGAAAACGGCGCGTCTGTCAATACGTCGTTTGTTACCAACATGGGGGGCAATAAGATTGTCGCTGCCGCTGATTTAAGAGAAATACTGGATGACGAGAACAAACAGAATCTCAAAAAGTTGCACAGAGAACTGCCGAAATACTCATATCCAGATGAGGTTTTGACAGCAACGATGCTGTGTTATATGGCAGCTCACGGCGTAAGCCTTGAAATTAGAGAAAGAGATGCACATTTTATCCGCGCGCTTGACGCACAGAAAGCGTCGGGGAAAGGCTTGTTCGGCTCCGGCTTTTTGCTATCGGAAAAGGCTGCTGCGGAAAAGGCTGCTGCGGAAAAGGCTGCCGCCGAGAAAGTAAGAGTATGTAATACAAACGTGTTGGAACTTTCCGACAGAGAAAAGAAAATCGTGGCAGGGCTTGGGAATGACGATTGAAGAAGCACAGGCAATTATTGCCAAAACAAATAGCCCATATCTAAAGCGGGACATGGAGAAGTTTATTAAACGCCAGCAGAGAAGGGAGGGCGCGTATGGCAAGACCAAGAAAGGAAATAGACCAGAAGCAGTTCGAGAACCTCTGCGGCCTGCAATGCACGCTTGAGGAAATCTGCGGCTGGTTTGATGTATGCTCGGACACATTGGAAACATGGTGCAAACGAACCTATAAGAGAAGTTTTTCGGAAGTTTTTGCACAAAAGCGCGGAGCGGGGAAAATTTCACTGCGGCGGAGCCAATGGCGATTGGCTGAAAAGAACGCTACAATGGCGATTTTCCTCGGAAAACAGTTTTTGGGGCAGCGCGATAACATCGACGTGACCGTAGCCGATGCAAAGGGCATTGCTCTGGACGAGCTGGAAAAGATGGTGTTGGAGGATGACGAGAGCGGAAGCGGTTCATCTTTTGAGGGATGAGCCAATCAAGATTGGATGGGCGGTAGGCTTCAAAGACTTAAACGTAAAGCTGCACAATGCATGGATGCGGGAGATGATTCGCACAAAAAGTGACAAGACTTTGCAGGCGCATCGAGGCAGCTACAAAACGACTTGCGTATCCATTGCCCTTGCTTGCTTAATCGTACTTCTTCCGAATAAAAAGATCATGTTCATGCGCAAGACGGACAGCGACGTGAAGGAAGTCATCCGGCAGGTTCAGAACATTCTTATGTCCCCGTATATGCAGGCGGTATGCGAAGTAATTCACGGTAGGCCGCTTGCGCTGACAACCGCGTCCGCTGTAGAAATCAATACAAATCTAAGCAATGATGCAAAGGGAACGGTGCAGCTTTACGGCTGCGGTATTTCCGGGTCTCTGACTGGCAAGCACTTCGATATTATATTCACGGACGATATTGTAAATGTTCAGGATCGCATTTCTAAGGCCGAACGTGACCACACAAAAATCATCTACCAGGAATTGCAGAATATCAAAAATCGGGGTGGGCGCATTTTTAATACTGGCACACCATGGCACAAGGAAGACTGCTTCACGCTGATGCCGGAGGCGAAATGCTTCGATTGCTACCAGACAGGGCTTATATCCGCAGATACGCTTTCCAAGATTCGGGACAGCATGACGGCCTCTCTGTTTGCCGCGAACTATGAGCTGCGGCACATTGCGTCCGACGATATTATTTTCACAGATCCTGTTACCGGAGCTGACCCTGCCCTTGCGGAGCAGGGTATTTGCCACGTTGACGCGGCCTATGGTGGCGAGGATTACACAGCGCTCACGATTTGCCACAAAAAGGAAGGAAAATATTACGTATTTGGCAAGATGTGGAGAAAGCATGTAGATGATTGCAAAAATGATATTATCCGATACCGAAAGGATTTTAACGCTGGCGTGATCTACTGCGAAAATAACGGCGATAAAGGCTATTTGGCAAAGGATTTGCGGCGGATGGGCGAGCGGTGCGTGGAATACCACGAAAACCAGAACAAATTCGAAAAAATTTCCAGCATTTTGAAACCGGAGTGGAAAAACGTTGTATTTGTGAACGGCACAGACAAATCTTACATCAATCAGATTTGCGACTACAACGAGGAAGCGGAACACGATGATGCGCCGGATAGTCTGGCTTGCGTCGTTAGGCGGCTATGGGGCAAAAAGGAAGCGGAACTCTGCCCTGCGGCTGCTGCGTTCTTGTAAATAGCAAATTCACATATTGGAGAAAATGCATGAAAATTTATCAAGATTTGGAAGAAGCCATTGCAAAGGGAACTACCGGGAAATTCATACGTGATGCAGTGCGGGAGCACCAGAGCAGCAAGGCGTACAAAGACGCCGCTGACGGTATGGCGTACTATAATAAGCACAATATCACCATTGAGAAATTCCAGAAGTTCCTTTTTACCTTATCTGGGAACAAAACTCCTGATATTTGGAGCAGCGACTACCGGCTTAAAACGCTAACGTTTCGGCGGCTGGTGACTCAGGAAGTGGGCTATATTTGCGCTAATGGCGTAAGCATGGACGAAAAGGAAAAGCTGGGAGCGGACTTCGACAATAAACTGCAGACGGCGGCAAAATTGGCACTGGCGCAGGGCGTTTCCTACGGATATTGGAATCTCGATCATCTGGAAGTGTTTTCATTCGCCGATACTCCCGGAAATCCGGGATTTGTCCCACTGCTGGATGAAAAAACGTCGGAGCTGATGGCCGGTATTCGGTACTGGTTCCGTGAGACTGGCCGAAAAACTGTTTTCCGGGCTACGCTTTACGAACTCGATGGCGTGAGCGAATGGGGCGCGGAGGGAAGCGACGACGCGCAGCCCATGGCAGAGAAACGCGCATATATCCACAAGGAGCTGAGGAACGATCTGGGCGTTGTGGATGTGTGCGACGAGAACTACACCCGCCTGCCTATTGCGGTATTGTATGGAAACGATACCCACGAAAGCGAGCTCGTTGGGTTGCGTGGCTCCATCGACTGCTATGATTTTATCAAATCCGGGTTTGCCAACCAAATTGACGATACCAGCGGAATTTACTGGATTCTGCATAATACCGGCGCTATGGACGATAAGGATTTGGCGCAGTTCATTCAGAGAATGAAGAGCGTAAAGGCGAATGTGGTAGATAGTTCCGATGGAACGGCTGCAGAAGCCCACACCCTTGACGTTCCCGTAGAAGCCCGAAAAACCATGCTGGATATCTTGCGGCGCGACCTGTACGAAGACGCCCAGATGCTTGACGTGACGGCTCTGGCGGGCGCTGAGAAAACGGCTACAGAGATTTCGGCGGCGTATCAGCCGCAGGACAACAAATGCGCCGATTTCGAGTATTTCTTGATAGATTTCATTCGGCAGATTTGCGCTGTTGCTGGCATCGGCAATCCACAGCCGGAATTTACGTGGAACAAGGTAATAAATCGCACCGAGGAAACAAATATGGTGCTTTCGGCGGCTGCGTTCCTTGATGATGAAACGGTTCTGAAACACCTCCCGTGGATTTCGCCGGAGGAAGTGTTGGAAATCCTGAAAAGGAAAGCGGACGCTGACATAAATACGGTTTACGGCGGTTATGAGGATGGCCAGACCGAATGAAGCCGATAGAGGAACCGACAGGGCGCTTGCCGACTTGGAGCGCCGCATTAACTCCGTATATTCTAAAGCGGCTAAAGAGCTGCAAGAGGAAATAGATACTTTTTTCAAGCACTTTGCCGATCAGGACAAGAAGATGCAGGACTTGATAGGCCAGAAGCGCAACGGCAAGGAGTGGACTGAAAAGGACTACCAACAATGGCGGCTGAACCAGATGGGGCGCGGGGCACGGTTGGAAGCGCTCCGGGACAAGCTGGCCGAACGTGCGACGGAAGCAAAAGGGGCGGCGCTTGCCTATGTGAACGACGCTACGCCGGGAATTTACTCCCTGAATCGGAATTACACCGCCTATACCATTGAGAGCGTTCACCCAAGTGCAGATTTTACGCTTTTTGACGAGCAGACTGTAAAGCGCTTAATTGTGGAGCAGCCGGATGTGATGCCATACTACCCCGAAAGGCTGGCGCTAAAGCGGGGCATTGATTTGGCTTTTGGCAAGCAGCAGATTACAGCAAGCGTTACAGGCTCCATTTTGCAAGGCAAAAGCATCAAGCAGATATCCGATGATTTGCAGTCCAGAATCGTCACAATGAGCCGTGTAAGCGCCATTCGAGCGGCAAGAACGGCAGTTACCGCCGCACAGAATGCCGGTAGAATGGACAGCTACGCCGCCGCTGACGAAATGTGGGGCATTAAATCCAAGAAAAAGTGGGTAGCCACAAAGGATTTGCGCACCCGCCACGATCACGGTATGGCAGACAATCAGATTGTGGACTACGATCAGCCGTTTGATGTCGGCGGCTATAAGATGATGTTCCCCGGTGATGGCTCGTTGGGAGCGCCGGGGCATGAGCTGTATAATTGCCGCTGCACGGTGGTGAATGCCACGGATGATGACCTGGAAGCGGAACGCCACATGATGCGCGTGAAGAATCCCGAAACTGGGGAATATGAGCTTATCAAGAAAAAATCGTACAAAGAATGGTACGACGAGAAGAAAACGCAGTATCCCCCAGAAAAATGGGCGGGCATGGTAAAAGCTGGCAAGAACTATCAGGCCGACCAACGGCAATATGCTGATTTTGTAAATGTTTTGGGAAATAAAGCCCCGAAAACGTTTGCAAAATTCCAAGATTTGAAGTATAATGATATTGATGGGTGGGAGACGCTCAAAACAACGAAACGGCAGACCGATGTTGTAAAGAATGCTGAGTGTATAACTACTCCGAAGAAATACACGGGATATTTCCTGAAAGATGGGGCAAAGCACGCCGACCAGTTCTTCGATGTTGGCTACACAGCAGATAATCCGCTTAGGCTGCGATACGATATGGCAAGGCAGTTTGATATGAGCAAAGCTGTGGAGTTCAAGGAATTGGGCGGCGGAGCAACTCAATTTAACATCTACATGGAGCTGGGAGTTACAAAGAAGCGATCTTTTGTTACTGGGTGGATACAGGATACGCCGGATAGCAAACCGAGAATTGTAACCAGTTTTAGAAAAAATCGAGGTGGAGAAGCATGATTAAAGAATACGATCCTGTAAAAGTCATCAAGACAGGCGACGCAGGAATTGTCGTCGATATTCGTGATACTGGCGGCATTTTCTACCTTGTAGAACTGGACAAAAACAACGAACTATTGGACTGCAAGAGGGAAGAGATAGAAAAGCTTGGTAATTAGAATATGGCAAGGACTGAAAGCACTGTGCAAATTGCATGGTGCTTTTTCTATGCCAAAATCTTCCAACCGGATAAAAAAGAAGCGGGCTGGAATCCCTGCTTGTGGTGGATTATGCGTATGCGCCGCCACGAACCGCACAAGACCGGCTCTGGAAGAAGCAGAAAAGGAGGGAAAATGAGCGTTACCTTTGTGGATAACTCTGACGAAATCCTCCGCGCCCTTGGTGAAGCGTGTGAGCGCGGGGTGGAACGCTGCGGAGAAAAAGCTGTAGAATATGCCAAGGATTTATGCCCCGTTGATACTGGGAATTTGCGCAACAGCATTACACATACCGTGGAGGATGGGAAGAAAGCCATTGTTGGAACGCCGACCGAATACGCCATTTACCAGGAAATGGGAACGGGCAAATACGCCGATGGAGGCGGAGGCCGTCCCACTCCGTGGAAATACCAGGACGCGCAGGGAATCTGGCATTGGACAGCTGGCAACCGGGCGCACCCGTTTATTAAGCCGTCAATCGCCGATCATCAGGGAACATACAAGAACATTCTGAAAGACGAACTTAGCAAAGGAGATTGACGTGGCGTGGATACCAGAAAAATTAACATTCTTGGAGCTGAATACACGCTTTCCGTTTGCGGCGAAGATGAAGATTCACGGCTGGCGGGATGCGATGGGTTTTGCGACGAAACCAGCAAAGAACTGGTTGTGGATAGCTATAGTAAGCACGTCGGCGACCAAACTTGTAAGAAAAACTTACAAGTTCAGATTAGAAAGAACACGCGGCATGAGATTATCCATGCATTCCTATTTGAAAGTGGCCTTGCTGAAAACTCCGAATGGGCACAGAACGAGGAAATGGTAGATTTTTTTGCTATCCAGTTCCCCAAACTTATGGAAGCGTTCAAAAACGCTGACGCGATTTGAGGGGCGATACAGTACGTAGATTTTGCGCGCTGTTCGGCTCCTTTTTTGTTTATTTTGGTAAAACCCGCGAAGTATAGCGGCTTTTATATCACAGTCGTCCCCAAAGAATAGGGGCGAAGAAAGGAAGACTGAAACAATGGCATTAACTCGCAAACTTTTGAAGGGAATGGGGCTTACCGACGAACAGGTGGACACCATCATTGAAGCGCACACCGATACCGTGGACGGCCTGAAAGCCGATATCGGGAGGTACAAGGCCGACGCTGAGAAACTTCCTGGCATTCAAAAGGAATTGGATGATCTGAAAAAGGAAGACGCTGACGGCGGATACAAGGCCAAGTACGAGAAGGAAAAGAAAGACTTTCAGGATTTCAAAGACGGAGTTGCCGCTAAGGAGAGCGCCGCCGCCAGGGAAAAGGCCGCGCGGGCTTACTTCCAGAGCAAGGGCATTCCCGCCGAGAGCATGGGGCTGGTAATCCGTGGAGCCAGAGCTGAAATTGATGGCCTGAAGCTGGACGGCGAAAGTATCAAAGATACCGCCGCACTGGATGGGCTGCTTTCCGGCGATTACAAGGGCTTGATCGGTAAGACTACCACAACCGGCACCCAAACACAGACCCCGCCTGACACCTCTGGTGGCGCAAAGAGCCGCGCTGAAATCTACAAAAAGGACGATAAAGGCCGGTATATTTTGTCCACCGCTGAGAGACAGGCCGCGCTTGCTGAAAGCATGGCAAGCGAAAACAAATAACTTTTTTGAAAGGAGCTGTACAAATGGCAGCAAAAGAAAACGTAACGATTTCCACACAGTTCACCACGTCCGCGCGAGAGGTGGACTTTGTAACCCGGTTCAACGATAACTGGGACGCACTGCGCACCATTCTGGGCATTATGCGGCCTATCCGCAAGGCACCCGGCACGAAGCTGGTATCCTACAAGGCGGAGGTAGATGGCGACTTGCAGGGCGGTTCCACCGTAGCGGAAGGCGACGAGATCCCCTTCACCAAGATGAAGGTTTCCCCTGTCACCTATGGCGATATCGAGGTGGCCAAGTACGCAAAGAGCGTTACCATCGAGAGCGTGGCCAAATACGGCGCAGAGGTCGCCGTAGAAAAGACGGACGACGCTTTCCTGGTTGCCCTGCAAAACAAGGTTTTGGGTGACTTCTACACTTTCCTGGCTACCGGCTCTCTGGCGCTGACCCCCAAGACCTGGCAGTTGGCGCTCGCACAGGCAAAGGGCAAGGTGCTTGCGAAGTTCATGGGCATGGACAAGGACGTGACCGAGGTCGTTGGTTTTGCCAACATCATGGATTTCTACGACTACCTGGGCGATAAGGAGATTACCACCCAGACCATGTTCGGCCTTACCTATGTCCAGAACTTCCTGGGCTACAGCACCCTTTTCCTCCTGCCTGACAAGTACGTCGCCGCCGGTAAGGTGATTGCAACCCCCGTTGAGAACATCGACCTGTACTACGTCGACCCGAGCGACAGCGACTTTGCCAAGCTGGGTTTGAATTACACCGTGAAGGGCGAAACGAACCTGATCGGCGTACATGTCGAGGGCGACTACTCCCGGGCTACCGGCGATATGTACGCCATCATGGGCATGAAACTGTGGGCGGAGTACCTCGATGGCATCGCCGTTGCCACTGTTACCCCGGCGGGGGGTTAAGGGCGGCTCTGACAGCTGACAAAACCGCACCGGAGACCGTGGACTTTGACGGAATGACGAAAGCGCAGCTTTTGGAGTACGCCAAAGAAAACGGTATTTCCGGGGTCAGCGCCGCAATGAACAAAGCGGACATTCTGGCCGTTGTAAAGAGCCGGTAAAGGAGGGAATCACATGGGACATGCGGTAAGCCTGTATGAGCTGCTTGTATACCTGCGTAATTTCTTCCCCGGCTTGCACTGGCAGTTTACCGGGGAGGAAATCGCCGGGAACCGGATCGTTATTCCCGGCCTTGAAACAGGCGATTACTACCTGATCGAAGGAAGCCGGAGGAATAACGGGATTCACGTGTACGGTGATGCTGATTTGCGGAACGAAACTTATACCGGAATCGTTACGGAAATTTGCGTGCCGCCGGAGGTGCTGGCGATTTTGGAAGAAATCAACACATGGCAGGAGAAGAACACCGAGGCCGTACAAAGCCCGTATCAAAGCGAATCTTTCGGTGGCTACTCGTACACAAAGGCAAGCAGTTCTTCCGGATCAGGCGAAAGCACAAGCTGGAAAACGGTGTTTGCGCCGCGCTTACGGATATGGAGGAAGATATGAGCTTGCTTGACTACTACCTGAATAACACGTGCGCACTGATGGAAAAAAAGCGCACCCCGGATGGTGAGGGCGGCTGGGCAACGGAATGGGCACAGGGCGCGGAGTTCGACGCGGCTATTATTCTGGATACCTCCATGCAATCCAGAATCGCGGAGAAGGAGGGCGTTACCAGTGTGTACACAATTACCACCCGCCGCGCGAATCCGCTTTCTTTCCATGATGTATTCAAGCGGCTTTCCGATGGTGCAATTTTCCGGGTGACGAGCAACGGGAGCGATAAGCAAGCGCCCACGGTCGGCACTTTGGATATGTGCCAGGTTACCGCCGAGAAATGGGAGCTGACAAAATGACGGCAACAGAAGCGCTCTACAAGTTTTTTTCCGGCTTTAATCTCCCCGCGTATCCGGATACAGCGGTACCGAGCGACACCGTAATGCCTTACCTAACCTATTCCGTCTCCGTCGGCGGGTGGGGCGATATGGCGAACTCGCTGACGGTAAAGCTGTGGTATCACACGGAGAAAGAGGCAGAGCCGAACGCTAAGGCAGAGGAAATTTCCCGCACGATAGGACGTGGAGGCATTCAGCTGCCTTGCGATACCGGCACAGTTTGGCTTATGCGCGGTGAGCCGTGGTGCATCAATTCTACATTTGAATCAGATCAATCCATCAAATTGCGGCAACTGAACGTTGCCGCAATTTTCAATACCATATAGGAGGAAATCAATGAAATTTACACAGATTCCGCAGGATACCTTTAAGGAGCTTGTGCTGAATGCCGGTGTTTTGCTTTCGGCCTTTTCGCCCGATACGGCGGAAGTCGCCGACGGCACTATTATTGGCGCTACCAGCGGCGGCTTGACCTTCGCGGCAACGCCCAGCTTCTCCGATTTCGGCGAGGATATCGATAACTGCCCCAAGAACACAAAGGAGTTGAAACGGCTGGAAAGCTGGGAGGGGAAGCTTAGCGGCACTTTCGTATCTGTGAACGCCACTAACGCAAAATCGATGGTGGCCGCCGCTGATGAAGCCGCTGGGAAAATCACGCCCAGAAACGATATTGCCACCGATGATTTCAAGGATATCTGGCTTGTGGCCGACTACTCCGACAAAAACGGCGCGAAAAAGGGCGGCTATCTGGCCATCCATATGCTGAACGGCCTTTCTACTGGCGGTTTCCAGTTGAAAACCGGCGACAAGAGCAAAGGCCAGTTCGCATTCGAGTTTACCGGGCATTATTCCATCACGGCGCAGGATACGCCGCCTTTTGAGATTTACGTAAAGGCCGGAGAGGCCGAATCCGCTACGATGTAGGAGGCTAAGCATGAGAAAATTATCTCAACTTGGTACGGACGAGTGCCTGGACGTGCTGTGCGAGATCACCCCGCACATTGTGAATCTCGTTTCTGATGAGGAAATCATGAACGCCATTGGCAAGCCGGTGGACAAGAAAAACTCCACAAAAGTCGGCGTTATGCTGATTGGTGCGCAGAGGATTACCACCGTTGTTCCGTTGCTGCTGAAAACGCACCGCGCCGACATTTATGCTATTTTGTCCATCATGGGCGAAAAGAGCATTGAGGAAGTGGCCGCACAGAGTACAATGGCGACGCTTTGGCAGATTAAGGAGCTTTCCAACGATAAAGAACTGCTGAGTTTTTTCAAATCGTGGGGGCGTGGGGAGCAGAGCGAATAATTAGCGCGCTGTGCGCCCTCCCCAGAGTACGGGCGAGGGCGTACCTCTCCATTCTTCCCATGGAATTGAAAAAGCAATGCGAACGCGAAATTCTTCGGCGCTACATTACCGACGGTATCCAGATGATAACGCAAAACACGGCGGGGTGTGACAAGCGATTGTATCTATCTATCGGATACGAGGATATCATCAGCCCGAAGCCGGAGGAAAGCCGGTCTGCGGAGGATATCGTGGCGGATGTGGTGAAAAATGCCGGGTTGAACCTGGTGACGAAAGGCGGTTGGCAGGATGGCGGCAAATGTATTTGAGCTGTTTGCGACGATTTCACTGGATACAGATGAATATGAGCGTAAACTAAAGGATTCTGAAAACAAAACAAGCACATTCTCCGACGTTCTGAAAGCCAACCTTGCCAGCGGCGCGATTATCGCCGGAGTAAAGAAGCTTGCAGGGGTAGTTGCAGACGTTGGAAAAGCGGCCTACACCAGTTATGCGCGGTATGAGCAGTTAGCCAGTGGCGCACAGCTGATGTTTGGCGACGCTTACGATTTTGTGGCGGAGAAAGCGAGAAACGCCTACAAGTCCGTGCAAATGAGCCAGAACGACTATTTGCAGCAGGTGAATGGATTTGCTACCGGCCTGAAAACCGCCCTTGGCGGCAATGTGCAGGCCGCCGCCAAACTTGCCGACAAAGTTATCACCGCCGAAGCCGACGTTGTGGCGGCAACCGGAACCACTCAAGAGGCCGTGCAAAGCGCCTTTAACGGCATCATGAAATCCAACTACACGATGCTGGACAATTTGCAGTTGGGTATTACCCCCACAAAAGAGGGATTCCAGCAGCTGATTGACAAGGTAAACGAGTGGAATGCGGAAACCGGCGAGGCCACCGCCTACACCATCGACAATCTAGCTGACTGCCAAGCTGCCCTTGTGGACTATATCGAAATGCAGGGGCTTTCGAACTATGCTGCGGAAGAAGCGGCAAGGACGATAGAAGGTTCCACGGCATCCATGAAAGCAGCATGGCAGAATCTGGCTACCGGCATGGCTGACAGCAGCGCCGACATGGAAGGACTTACCCAGGACTTTGTGGACAGCGTATTTACAGCCGGAAAGAACATTATACCCCGTGTACAGCAAATCGTTACCGGCGTTGGAACTGCCACGGTAGAAGCTATTTCGTATCTCCGGGAAACGAATAGCGCTATTGATCTTCTCGTAACGGCGTTTGAGTTCGCGGCCACAGCGGCAACCGTTGCCGGTACTGCAATCGGGGCGAATATGGCCGGGAAAGCCATTGCAAATATCGCCACGATATTCACGGCAAATGCTTCGGCGCTTGCGTTCTTCACCGCGGAAAGCGGGAAAGCGGCGGTTGCGGAAGCCACGCTGAATGGTGTATTTTCCGTTAGTGAAATCGCCGTTGGTGTACTCACCGGGAAGATTTCCCTTGCAACTGCGGCGCAATACGCATGGAATACGGCGATAACGGCTAATCCGCTGGGCGTACTGGCGGCGGCTGTAGCTGCTCTGGCGATTGGCATCGGCAAGGCAACCAAGGCACACAAGGCATTCGTCAAAGAGTTAGCCGGAGAGCCGCAGACGGTAGAAGAAGCACGCGCAAAGGTAGAAGAGCTTGAGCAGCAGTACGAGGAAGCTTCAAAAGCCAGGTTGGAAATGTTCACGTCCGATGCTGGTTTCAGCGGCGACACCGTCGAGATGGAGAGATTAGCCGAAGCCATAAAGCAGGCGAAGCAGAATCTTGCCGATTTGGAAGCGCAGGAGCAGGCCGCAGCTGAGGAAGCGGCGAAACCTGTAAATGTGATAAAGGCTGCTTCTGAGGAATACGCCGCCACGGCACAGTCCATTTTGGAGGATTACCAGAATACCTATACCACCATCTATAACGGGCTGCATGATGTTGGTTCTGCATTTACTTCCCAAATAGAAGTTGTGAAAATGTCGTGGGATGATTTCATGGGGAACCTTACGGGTAATACAGAGGTTCTTCAGCAGATCGATGAAGATTTCGCATTCATTTCCGAAAAAGCAGACCTTGCAGGCATCAGCATTGACGGACTAGCTCAATATCTCGCATCCATGAGTACGGGTGAAAAAGCCGGATTCCTTGCGGGAGCGCGAGAAGAACTGGAAGATATGTCTGGTGGTGTCGATGGCCTGAGAGGAAAACTTGCAACCCTTATGGACGGAGTTTCTGCATATGAGGCCGCAGGAACCGAGTCTACTGATGGGCTGGCGTTGGCCGTAGAAAATGTGAAAGCTCGTATGCAGGAAGCTGCAGACAGCTACGTGGAAAAGGTCGGCGATCTTGACCAGGAGGCGGCGGCTACAGAGGCGGCAACCAATACCATGAGTGGTCTGGTTGCCGGTATCGACAGCAGCACGCCGGGAGTTCTGGCTAAGCTGGATTCCCTTGCTTCCCAGATGAAATCACGGCTGACAAATAGCTTTGCCAACTACACGCTCACGATAAAGGCCAATATCAAAGGGAGTAACGTTCCCGGGGCGAAGAGCGGCCTTGATTATGTACCATACGACGATTATCTGGTACGCCTCCACAAGGGGGAAAAAGTTCTCACCGCCGAGGAAGCGCGAGCATATAGGGCTGGAAAATCGGCTGGTGCATCCGGCGTGGCGGACTACGACGGAGTGGGGTTCTCTGGCGGTTCGCGTGGTGTGACGATCATACAGAATATCCAGTCCGTTGCACAAACGCCTGTTGAACTGGCAGCGGCTACAGAAGCGTATTTCACGCAAGCGAGGTGGACGATTTGACGAACTTCAACAATTTAAGCAAGTTGTTCCGCTACGTGAACGAAAACGGGGATAGCGTTACCTTTGATTATGCCGGTGGATATCTTATCAACAAGCCCACGGGCATCGATACGGTAACGGTATCCCTGTCTCAGGCGAAAGGCATCAACCAGACGGGGGCGACAATTCAGAGCAAAAACGTTCAGCCCCGGCCTGTAAATGTCAACGGGTATCTGGTGGGAGACGGACAAGCAGCGAATAAAGAAAAGCTGCTTTCCGTCATCCGCCCCGATATTTCCGGGAAGCTATATGCGGATGATTACTATCTGAATGTTTGGCCTACGGCGACACCAAACATTGAGGCGAAACAATGGGGCGCACAGTTCCAGTTCTCCCTTTTGGCGGCGTATCCGTATTGGTGCAAGGACGATTCCGCATCGGTAACGTTATCCGGCATTCAAAAGCTATTCAAATTCCCGTGGAACATTTCAAGGCCGTATCGTTTCGGCCAGCTGTTTGAAGCGAAATTTATCAATGTGGAGAATCGCGGCCAGGTTCCCGTCCCGTTTACTGCTACTCTTTCGGCAAGCGGTGATGTGGAAAACCCCAAAATCACCAGCGCCGCGACGGGAAAATTTCTGCTGATAAATAAAACTATCGTCAGCGGGGAGCGGCTGATCGTAGAGATTACGCACGATCGGGCAACTGTAACGTCATCCGTCGACGGAGATTGCCGGGGCGCGTTGAGCCTGAAAAGCACTTTGTTTCAGCTGGAAGTTGGGGACAATGTGTTGAAGCCGGAAGCGACAAGCGGGCTTGCGAATTTGCAGGTGGATATTGATTTCGCAACGGAGATCGTGGGGATTGCGCTATGAGCTTTGAAATCTATAAAGAGGACTTTTCCACCCGGTACGAAATCCGGCACGCAATCAGTGTTATCATGAATATTTACTACAACGATATCGGAAAGCTGATACTGGTTGCGCCGGTAAGCGACTACAACATTAACGTGCTAAAAGTTGGCAATCTCCTGTATGATACGAGCAGAAACGTAACATTTGTGATAGAAAACACAAAGATTGACACGACTACGAACCGCATAACGGCGAATGGATACACCGCGAACTGGCTTTTGAATAAGCGCATCATTGCATCGGAATACCACATGACAACTATCGAGGCGGGCGTGTACAAGCTGATAAGCGATAATCTCCGGGGAATGACAAGGATTCAAGTTGCACAGGCAACCGGGATGACCGATAAAACGGACAATGTTTTCATGGGTGGGAATTTGCTGGATGAAATTATCCCGTTTCTTGAAGAAAAAGGCATAGGCCACACAATGGAGTGGAACCCCGACGACATGACACACACTTTCCGCCTTTACAAGGGGCGCGACCTGACGGCTGGCATTCACGCTATTGTCTTTTCGGAGGAACAGGGAAGCGCAAAAGACCTTGTAATTAACGACGACGATTCCACACTTTGCAATGTGGCCTATGTGCAAGGAAGCCTTAGCGGCACAGACAACACATTCGTTGAGATCGTTGGTGATATCACCGGAGACAATCGCCGGGAAGTGTGGTTCAATACAGCCGTTCGGCAGGAAAATGACGAATCTGAGGCTGATTGCAAAGCCCGTGCGCGTGCTTATGGACAGATGGAGCTGGGAAAGCGAATCCGACGGAAGTCCTTTTCCGTATCCATCGACCCGGAAGATCTGGGCAAGTATTACGCTCTGGGGGACATTGTATCGTGCGTATCTGCTCGGTTTGGGGTATCGTTCAGCGCCCGGATTACGGGAATTAAGTACACCTTGGATAGCAACAAAGCCCGGACAGAAGTTATCCTGGGCGACCCTATTCTTACAGCATTGGGGGCAATGAAATTAAATGGCTAATATCAAAAGTTTTCCCAACAACCAAGATACATACATAGGCGCAGAAGATGTTATGCGCTGGCATCATGGCCGCACATCCGGCGTTTTTGCCGCTGGCAGTAATGCGTCCGTGCAGGCGCTTTCCACGCCCGGAATGGCAGTGGAAGTCTCAGACGGCACCGGATGGATGGCGAATTCCGGCAGGAACGGCATTGTGTGGTGGATTGATAATGAATCTGTTGACGGTGCCAAATTGCAGCTTGCCGTTGACGCGGCAGATGGCGTTCTGAATCGGATTGATCGCGTAATCGTGGAGTGGAAAACCACAAACTACGTGGACTATCCGGAAGTGAAAATCTTGAAAGGCGCAAAATCAGGGACGGCAGCAGCCCCGGCGCTGACGAACAACAGCACAATCCGGCAGATCAGCCTTGCGCGGATTTCCGTTGCAGCCGGTACAACTGCTATCACCGCTTCCATGATTACGGATGAACGGCTTGACGCTTCGGTGTGCGGGCTGGTGACGGAAAAGGTGGGCATTGATACAAGCACAATGCAGAGCCAGTTTTCCACTCTCCTGCAAGAAACGCAGGCGCAAGTAAAAGATGTGCTTGATGATACCACGGCGCAAGCCACATCGGTGCTGGATTCCATCAACCGGGAGTTGGCCGATCTGGAAGCCGGTACGGCGGTGGAGCTGAAAAAGCTTCTGTTCACGGATACCAGCGTACCGGTATCCGCGTTTGTGGCTGATTCTACATATCAGGATTACCCATTCCGCGCGGCAATCGCACTGACGGGAGTTCTGAACTCCATGATTCCAGAGGTGGTTCTTAGCGTGGCAGACGCAATTGACGGAAATTTTGCCCCTGTTGCGGCTACCTACAACGGCGGTGTGTATCTGTATGCCGCAAGCGCCCCGGAATCGGCAATTACGATTCCCACCATTATTTGCTGGAAAGGCGGTGCAAACATATGATTGGCAGAGTAAATACCGGGGGCGGTGGTTCCGGCGGCACCCTTACCGTCACAGCCCCGGCGAATGTCACGGTGACTGTCTCCAAGGACGGAAAGACTAAGACCAAGAACTCCGGAACAACTGGTGTGGTGGTATTCAAGGGGTTGTCAAGCGGGACGTGGACTGTTACCATCACCGGCGATGGTAAGACTGCTCAAAAGAATGTTGTGGTCACGACGGAGTACAGCACGGCGATTTCGTTCAATACCATCCCCGAATTTACCTACACCGGCGATTACGAAATTGTCAACGATTCTGACGAGCCTATCACCGTATCTCAGGGCAACTGGAAAATCCGCTTCCTCACCTCTGGCACGCTGACGTTTACCAACCTCAACGGTGCGGAGGGCGGTATCGACGTCTTCCTTGTTGGGGGTGGCGCAAGCGGTGGCGGACGTGGCGGCGGTGGTGGTGGGTATACAAAGACGCAAAAATCCGTTTCCGTGAAGGTAGGTATAGAATACCCAATCATAGTTGGTGCGGGCGGTGTTGGCCCTACTACAAGTAATAAAGTTCCACCAAACGCCGGTGGCGCAACGTCTGCATTTGGCTTGACTGCCAATGGCGGTGACACTAGCACAAACGGTGACTATCCTAGTTCAGGCGGATCGGGTGGCGGCTCAGGAAAAGTTGGAGGTGCTGGTTATTCTGGCGGTTCAGATGGGTCTTCTGGCGGCGGTGATCTTGGTGGTAGCGGCCAGGGAACAACAACAAGAGAATTTGAGGAAGCCAATGGCACACTTTACGCTGGCGGTGGCGGAGGCGGGGCTGTAACGACTAATGAAATATCGTCTGGCGGTGCTGGCGGCGGTGGTGATGGTGGCGGTGCTTATGCAAATCCAAGGCCAAAAAACGGTGACGCAAACACGGGCGGCGGCGGTGGTGGACTTGGTAACTTACATTCTGCTGCAACATACGCTTCCGGCGGTTCCGGCATCGTAATCGCCCGCAATAAGCGATAGGAGGGCAACACATGGCTAAAAGTATGGCACTTATTGAAAACGGCACCATAACCAACATGCTGTGGTGTTCCGATGCCCAGCCCGAAACGGCATCCCTAATCAACCCCGCAGACCGCCCCGTGGCTATCGGCGATACCTACAGCAATGGTAAATTTTATCGGGACGGGGTGGAAATCCTCACCCCGCTGGAAGAAGCGTTGAAAAAGAACGCCGAATACGAAGCGGCTCTTCAGGAGATTGAAACCGCTCTGGGGGTGAATAACACATGATGACCATAGAAGAACGCAAAAACGCCATTATTGCGAAAATCCTGGAAATAAAAACCAGCGGCGGCGAGGAACAGCTGAAAGAGCTGGATGAAGCCTACAAGAAAGGGGTTGACAGTCTGTGACACAAGAGGAAAGAAAAAGCATCATGTATGC